AAAATGCGCAAAATACCGGATTGGGAGAGATTGATACACCCGGCAGTTATGAGCTGGCCAACCGGTCATCATCTACGACAAATGTTTATGCATTGGTTTCAGCTTTGGCCACATCAGGATTAAAAATGCTCATGCATAAACCAAATTGGAGGCACCATTAGTGCCGCGATAAAAACTATCGTTAAGCGTATCCACAATTGTGCGTGCTGTTCCTTCTCTATCAATTGCCCCAGTCACAGTCACATTGATGGTTGTGCCATTTGAATTTACTGGATCAAGCATTTTCCTAGCCGCTTCACGCTCAGCCGCATTTGTTGAATACTTCAAAATGTTTTCTGCGTTGCTTGATAAATCCATTACACCTTGAGATGTAATACCTGTGCCAGTATCAAAGCTTGCGCCAGACATGGAGGATTTGTCTTTTGAATCGCCAAAGAAAAAGCGTGTGATTGGGTTATCTTTGATGAAATTCACAAACTCTTTGATTTTTGTGACTGTGTTGGAAATAAATCCAACCAGATTTGAAAAGCCTGTAACCAGTCCAGCAACAATTGTGCCGATGGCGTTCAAAGCCGTTTTGAAAGCACCGCCAAGCAATGGTGCCAAATTGTCCTTGATAAATTCCCACAGCTGCTTTAAGAAACCATAAAAAGGTTTCAATTCGTCTGAATTGTCTGAAAGTGCTTTTTTGATTTTATCAAATGCCAATTTTAAGCCTTCAAGGATTGGCCCCACAACCGATCCAATTGCTGGGATCACTTCGTTGTATAAGAATTTCCACCATGACACGAGAATTGGCAAAAGGTCATCGCGTACAACTTTCACAATTTGGGCAAATGCTGGCCCCAATGACTTGCCCAAATTGCTGGCAAAATCTGTGAGTGCTGGGATGCCTTTGCTGACGATGTTGCTGACCAATGGTGTAATCGCATCAAGCACATACGATCCGACAGTTTCTTTGGCTTCATCAAATGCCACATTGAGCCGTGCCATTTTGCCTGCAAATGTCTCAGCTTGCTTTGATGCTTGACCTTCGAAGGTCTTTGATAGCGCGGCAGCGGCCGCATCAAAATCTTTTGATTTGATGATTGATTCGTCAATGCCCACACCGAGTTTTTTCAAAGCTCCTAAATTGCCATCGTAAGCTTTACCCAAAGCCTCCGAAACAGCTTGCAAATCCTTGCCTGTACCGGCAGCAATGTTGAGTGCCAAAGATTGCAATTCTTGTGCCTTGGTCGCATCTTTGGTCGATCTGATCAACCGATCAAGCGATGGCCTTAATTTGTCATCGGTCACGCCATTTGCTAAAGCCGTTTTTGTTATGTAATCCTCAACCGCTTTGATCTGGGTATTTGTGGCACCCGTGACATTTTTGAGAGTGGTTGCCAATTTGGCTTGTGCGGCTTCATCCTCAATGGCAGATTTGACACCATCGATAAGCAATTTGCCAGCGTAAGCGGCAGCGGCCGCACCAGCTACGGCAAAAGCTGCACCGGCTTTTTTGGCAAATCCACCAAGCTTTGAGCCGAAACCTTCAACCTCTTTTGAGCCTGAACCAAGATTCTTTTTGAGGTTGTCAATGTCAGCCAAAATGGAAAGTTTGAGTGTCCTACTTTGTCCGGCCATCACCACTCCTTCAAAATCTTTGTGAAAGCATTTTCCCACTCATTGATGATGTGTGGTTGTTCAGCTCTCAATGTTGGATAAATAAAGTATCCTCTCGATCCGCGACCTTCACGGCCTGACCACACCGGGAATTGCTTGAATTTGTTTGAGCCGAATTCGTAACCGCCCCAAAGCTGTTGAGTCGTACCGCCACCGCTGAATTTTTGAGAAACAAAGCCAAATGACAATTCACCAATCTTTGATGACTTGCTTACGCGCGATCCATCAGCAACACGGCTGGCCGCTTTATTTGGTCGGCCACCAGCTGCGCTTTTGATTTTGGATTGCACATAAGTGGCCAAGCCATTTGACACGCCTTTGGCTTGTTGTACAGCTTCATCATCCATGCCTTTGAAAGCTTGCAAAATGCCACGCAATTGAGCCTTGTCATAGGTGATTGTCTCAGTTGCCATCGCGTGTCCTTAGAATCTCAAAAACAGTTAAAATGTCCTCAGCGGTTTGAAACTCTGATCGTGACAATCCCGTGGTGATGGCCAATTCCCAAATGATCCGGTTTATTGATCCGGATTCATAGCTTTTGGGTTTTCGGTTTCTCCCATGTTTATGTCAGTTACAGTTTCGCACCAAACCTCAAAAGGCTTCACAGGCTTTCCGGCCGATTCGCGTTTCATTGCGTGGTACGCCAAAAACATCAAATCTGCAATGCCCAATTTCTCAGATACTTGCTGAATTGTGTTTCCGGTTTTCTGCTCCCATTTCATCCACTCCGGTGGGAGCGCGGTATAGGTCGCGCTCTCCCCCGTAATGAATTCAATTGTGATTGCTAGTTTCATGCTCCCGATCTCCTTTTTATAGTGTTGGTGTTGTCACACAGGTAAATGCTAGTGAAACAGTTTGTGCATCTGGTGCTGTGCCTCCAGCTGATGGGAAAATTGGCTGCACATCAAAATTGAACACCGATCCTGATGCAGCTGTAAAAACAACCGCCAATGGTGTGTTTGGTGCTGTGTCGGCCGCTGTCCATAGTGCGTTGCACAATGATCCTCCAGCTGGCCAATCGGCAAGCATTTCAACGGCAAATGTGCCTTGAGTATCGGTTGTGTAATACGCCTTGCCATCGAGTGTTTGATAGGTATTGATTGTTGAATCAATTGTCAATGTTGCTGATGTGGCCTGTGCATCGTAGTTATCACCATCAATGGTGAAAGTGATGTCTCTGCCGGTGACGATTGTTGTTGGCATGATTTCTCCTTAGTTGGTGTAATAGGTGCTGACTTGTAAATCGGCTGTGAGGTAACTACCTGCACCGACTTCCAATGGTTGAGGTTGATTCACATTGCCGACTTCATAGCCATCGGGCATTGTGCTGATGATGCTGATCATCAATTTTTCGAGGTTGTCTAAAGCTGCCGCGTTGTTCATGTATGCGACAACGCCAGTCACAGTCAAATTGACCTTGACTTTTGTTGTTGCTCCATTGATCAAAACGCTTTCCAAATAAGGTGCATCCGGAATTAAGCAAATTGATGGGCTGGTCATTGTCTCTGGTATGCCGTTGTACACATTGGCAGCAATCGTTGAAAGTGCTGTTTTCAATGGTGTGCGGATGTCTGATTCGATGGTCATTGGCACATTGTTTCGACATCAAGAAACGGGCCTAAAAGCCCAATGACTCTGTTGCTCAAGCTGCGGCCTAAAATGAACGGGCTTGGCTGAAAATTGTCAGACATGATCTGGTTGCCGGGAGCTGTGATGCTCTGGAAAATTTCAACCGCTACAACCAAAATTGCATTTTCAATTGGTGGCGTGTTTGCGTACAGCTGCGCTGCCGATGATCCACTCAATGTCGCTGTTGCCGCTGGAATAAACGGCAATGGATAATCACGATTAGCCGCATTTGTTGCAGCTGTAAAAGTGTAAGGCTCAATCCGATCATCGGTGACTGTATAAGTCGCGCTGTAAGTTCCGGCCCCGGTAACAACAACAGATTGACCCGGCACAAAGTAATTTGGCCGCATTGTGGTGAAATAAATGACGGAATCATCCACATTGGCAAATGTCACCGATGATTGGTATTGCGTAAGTAAAGGCAAAATCGTTTGCTCAGCTGAATCAATTATTTGATCCAATTGAGCATCAGAATACAAGGAAACCGAGACACCAAGAATCGCTCTCAACTGTGCAGCTGTGACTATTGCTGGCATCTCGGTTCCTTTCGTATCGTTAGCGTTCGGGAGCGACCGCCACCGATGATTGATTTATTTATGCAAGTGCGTTAAAACGCGCTCCATTTGGCACCTTGTTTGCAAGTGCGCCATATCCGTAATACAGGATGTCAATTGTTCCATCGCTATTGATGTTGGTGCGTAGCGTAAAGCGTGGAGATTCGTACCATGTAAATGAATCTGGATTGACAACAACCATTGAATTGTCATTGTCTGCTGTTGTTGTGCCAGCATTTCCAAATGAGCGTGAAACATAAAGGCTTAGACCCGGTGAAACTACACCGCGCAACGAATCGCCTCTCACATTTCCTGCCGCATTGCTAGGTTGTGCCGCATTGTATAGAGGCGCGCCCGCATCGTTGTATCCCATGATGTTTCCCCATTGTGTTGGTGAAACTATTAATGAGCGTGCAAATCCAAGTGATGATCCATAGACATCTGCACAAGCCTTTGATGTGTAACCAAGAAATCCTGTTGCTGAATTTGCTGCCTGTGCTGTAGAAGCACCAACAGAAACCATCTGACCTAATACATATTCGTCAGTCTCTTTTGCCGCTGATGAACAGCATTGCCAGCCGTTTATCAATGCCAGATTTTACGCCATCAACACAGCGCGTTGAATTTGATTTGAAGGCTTATCTACGCGGATCAGAAAAAGAGCGTGCAG